ACATTTTTAAATCTGGAAGATGAGGAATTTTACAAATACTTAGAGATTGCAAAAAAAATAATGTCCGGTACGATTGGAAATAACCTTTTAGAGCTGGAATTTCCGACTGCGGAGGAAGCTGCCGGCGGCAGACAGCAGTTTTTGATGGGACTGCGCGAGAGTGCCTTGAAAAATGACGATCTGATGGAAGCATTTTATGATCTTGTCATTGACAGCTACGACTATGTCGGAAACTATCTGATCCTTGTATTCCACGATGCCTACGACGTTATGACAAAAACTTCTGATAATAATAAATTAGACGAGTCCGAGGAAGTTTACGAGTATCTGCTCTGCGCGATCTGCCCGGTCAACCTGACCAAACCGGGACTTGGCTACCGTGAGGATGAAAACCGCATCGGACCGCGTATCCGCGACTGGGTCGTTGGAGCTCCGGACACCGGATTTGTTTTCCCTGCTTTTACCGACCGGAGCACGGATATCCACTCTGTCATGTTTTACACCAGAGACACCAAGACACCGCACTCCGAATTTATGGAATCCGGTCTTGGCTGTGGCTCTAAATTTACAGCTACCGAACAGAAACTTACGTTCCAGAGCATTGTAAAAGAAGTCATCGGGGAAGATGATGACGAAAGCGATGCCATTTTCATGGATATTCAGGACAACTTAAATGACCTGATCCCGGTCGCTTTAGAAGATGAACCAGAACCGGAACCGGTTCCTGTCACAAAGAGCACAATCTCTTCCGTACTTGCAGAGAGCGGTGTGACCGAAGAACAGGCAGCTGTGATCGAACAGACCTATGAAAATGTATTTGGAGAAGAAGTCCCGGTCGCAGAACATTTAGTAGATCCGAAACTGGTGGAGGCAAATGCCAGACGCAAAGAAAAATTAGAGTTGGTACAGCAGGTTGAAAATTTGAAACAGCAGTTAGAAGAAACACGCACTCTTCCGGTAGAAGAATCTGACGGGGATGACGTCCCGGCAGTCAAGACCTACGACGTCATTCTGCGTGTCAAACCGGAAAAAGTCGACCAGATCCACTCCCAGGTCATCGATGGCAGGAAATGCCTTGTCATCCCGATGGACGAGGATGAACATGCTGCCGTTAACGGCGTGAACACGACGATCTGACAGTTACATAACAATCCCTTCTAAAAAATGTGGACAGCTTCCAGAATTGATCCCAGGATCAAATTTCTGCCAGCTGCCCACCTTTTTTTCTGACGATCCGTCTGTCTGTACACTCACTATCCGGTCAAATCCCTTCCTTACGAAAGTCTCTCTCTGATATAATCTTCCATCTTTTCCCTCGGTACTCCAAGCGTCAGCGACAACTCACCATACAGTCCATTTTCGGCCGCTTTCATATAGCGTTCATCCACTGCAGTTGCTTTCTTTCCCTGTGCCAACCGCTCTTTTTTCCGCTGATACAAAGTCTTTACAATGCTCACCCATGCATGATAATCACAGGTACGGAGTGCCTCTTTGTATGTTTCCTCACGCTGTTTGTCATCCGGCACCCACAGAAGTTCAATCTGCGGTAATTCGTCAATCAGCCTCTCTGCCTCTTCTTTTGAAATCGTTCTGCGCATTATAATCTTTTCACTGTCCGTCGGAACATAAATAGTCCCATTCTTATCTCCGACCGGGGCTAAAACGTAATACAGCTTCTCTTTGTCTGCTCCCGACATATCAATATGGGTAATATGAATGGTACAGAACAGGTGTGACCAACAAAATCATTGCGCAGGCAATCAAAGACAAAGGATATGGTGGACAGCGGATTGTTTGTGATTCTGCTGAACCAAAATCAATTGCTGAATTGCAGGAAGAAGGAATCAAGGCAGAACCTTCCAGGAAGGGAAAAGACAGTGTGAATCATGGAATCCAGTTGATTCAAAACTATGAAATCATTGTCCATGAAAAGAACTGTCCTGAATTCAAGAAAGAAATTCAGAATTATTGTTGGGAAACTGACAAGGATGGAAAACCAACAGACAAACCTGACCATGAATTTTCACATGGTATGGATTCAATGAGATATGCAACAGGAAAGGTTCTTGTTGGTGACACATTCAGCTTTGATTAGTAGGAAAAGGGAAGGTGAAAAACAATGACAGTTGATGTTTTAGGAACAAAATACACAATTACAGAATCAAATAAGGTGAAAGATGACAACCTGAACAGCGGTGATGGATATTGTGACCATTCCACAAAGCAGATTGTCATTGACACCTTCCAGGATTCCCCTGGTTCACTTGCTGATTTGAAAACATATAGACAGCAGGTCATCAGACATGAACTGGTTCATGCATTTCTGTTTGAATCAGGACTTGGTGCTGATAGTTGGGGCATAAATGAAGAAATTGTGGACTGGATTGCATACCAGTTCCCAAAGATGGCAGAAGCCTTTGGAAAGGTGGATGCACTATGATACATAGAAAGGTGGTGAAGAATGATGTTCAATTTTGCTGAATCCTTCAAAGCAAAACTTGAAAGACTGGTCAATATCAATGCTGCATCCAAGTTGACAGATGAACAGTTCATTGTGAAGGAAATCAACAGATTCAAGCAATCACAGAGAAGAAAAGAAATGCTTGATGGTGAAAGATACTTTGATGGATGTCATGACATTCTGTCCAGGGAAAGGACAGTCATTGGAAAAGATGGTAAACTGGAAACAGTCAAGAATCTTCCAAACAACAGAATTGTTGATAATCAGTATAAAAAGATGGTCATTCAGAAATCCAACTATCTGTTGGGTCAACCTTTCACCATCCAGTGTGACAATGATGCTTATGTGAAGATTCTGAAACAGTTTCTGAATAAAAAGTTCATGCGAACTTTGAAAGCAGTTGGTGAAGATTCCCTGAATTGTGGAATTGCTTGGTTATTCCCTATGTATGATGACCAGGGCAAGTTCATTTTCAAGCGGTTCAGACCTTGGGAAATCATCCCAGGATGGAAGGATGCAGAACACACTGAACTGGAATATTTCATCAGAATCTATGAAGTGACTGGATATGTTGGAAATACAGAAAAGGTCATTGAAAAAGTTGAAGTCTATGATGAATCAGGTGTTTCATATTTTGAATTGACTGATGGTGGGCAGCTTATTCCTGATGGGGAACAGCATGTTCCATATTTCAGCATTGAAGACCAGGGATTCAACTGGACAAAGATTCCATTGATTCCTTTCAAGTACAACAACAAGGAAATCCCATTGATTAAGATGGTGAAGTCCTTGCAGGATGGTCTGAATCTGATTGAATCCAACTTTCAGAATCAGATGGAAGAAGACACAAGGAACACAATCTTGGTTCTTGTGAACTATGATGGTGAAAATCTTGGTGAATTCAGAAAGAATCTTGCAACCTATGGTGCAGTGAAGGTCAGAACAGTTGATGGTGCAGGTGGTGATGTCAGAACACTTCAAGTTGAAGTTAATTCTGATAATTACAAAGCAATTATTGAACTGTTCAAAAAGGCAATCATTGAAAATGCTATGGGTTATGATGCCAAGGATGACAGGATGTCAGGAAATCCAAATCAGATGAACATTCAATCAATGTATTCTGACATTGACCTGGATGCAAATGGAATGGAAACTGAATATCAGGCATCTTTTGAAGAACTGTTGTGGTTCATCAATTGTCATCTGTTCAATGTCGGTATGGGTGACTATGAACAGGAAGATGTGGAAATCATATTCAACAGGGATATGATGCTGAATGAAGGTGAAGTCATTGACAACATCAGCAAGTCTGTTGGAATCATCAGTGATGAAACCCTTGTTGCACAGCATCCATGGGTTGATGATGTTCAGGCAGAACTTGACAGACTGGAAGAACAGAAAAAGAAGAACATGGAAGAATATGGACTTGGATTCAATCCTGGTCAGAATGTTCCACCTGATGACCCAGGCGGTGATGGGGAAGGTGCAGGTGATGAATAATGACAAAGAAATCATCTGCATACTGGCAGAAACGATTTTCAGCACTTGAAAACGCACAAAACCAGTATGGACAGAACACCTTCCATCAGATTGAACCTGCTTTTGATAAAGCAGAAAGGCAGATTCAGGCACAGATTGAAGCCTGGTATGCAAGATATGCTTCCAACAATGGAATCACACTGGCAGAAGCAAGAAAACAGTTGTCTGCTGTTGAACTGAAAGAATTGCAATGGGATGTCCAGGAATACATCAAGTATGGACAGGAAAATGCAATGAATCAGCAGTGGATGAAGGAACTTGAAAATGCATCAGCAAGATTCCACATCAGCAGACTGGAAGCCTTAAAACTTCGGACACAGCAATCATTGGAAGTTGCTTTTGGCAATGAACTTGATTCCCTGGATGGTATGGTCAAAAGACTTTATCAGTCAGGATATTATCACACATGTTTTGAAGTGCAGAAGGGTTTCAATATTGGTTGGGAAATCGGTCAGATTGATGAAAGGAAGCTGCAAAAGGTCATCAGTAAACCTTGGGCAGCAGATGGAAAGACCTTTTCAGACAGGGTGTGGCAATCAAAGACTACAATGGTCAATGAACTGCATCAGCAGATGACAAGGACAATCATTCAGGGAAAAGCACCTGATGAAGCAATCAAGTCCATGACCAAATATCTGCAAAACAAGACCAAGAATGCAAAATACAATGCAGGAAGACTTGTGATGACTGAACAGGCATTCATCAGTTCTGCTGCACAAAAGGATGCATTCAATGACCTGGATGTTGAAGAATTTGAGATTGTCGCAACACTGGACAGTCACACTTCTGATATATGCAGGGAAATGGATGGAAAGCACTTCCCTATGAAGGATTTTCAACCAGGTGTCACTGCACCACCTTTTCATGTATGGTGTAGGTCAACAACTGTTCCATACTTTGATGATGAATGGGGCAGAAGCGGTGAAAGGGCAGCAAGGGGTGAAGATGGTAAAACATATTATGTTCCTGCTGATATGACCTATCCTGAATGGGAAAAGGCAATGGTTGATGGTCAGACAGATGATTTGAAACCTGCTGTTCCTGATGATACAATGAAAGTGGAAGAAGTTCACTGGTCTGATATGACAGAAGGTGACATCTTCCAAAACAAAAAAGAAGCATTCAAGCATTTTGAAGATGCAGGAATTCACATTTCAGATTCCAAAAAATATCCTATGGATGCAGAACTTTCAAAAGGCATGGCAACATGGCACAGCAAGTTCACAAAGAATTTTGCTGATTTTGATGCAGTAATCAAGTCAAAGTTGCCTTATATCAAGAATGTTGCACCATCTTCCCTTCCTGGAAACAGACTTGGTGATTTCACATATTATACTGGAAGTGGAAAAGTTGTTGGAATTCGTTTGAATTCAGGTTTGCATTCAACACTTGATTATGCATCAAAGGTTGCTGAAAAGTCATTTGAATCACATTGGCACAGTGGAAAGAATCCGCTGCATACAATCATTCATGAATATGGACATTATGTGTCACATTCAATGTCTATGCTGACCAAAAGTTCATTTGAACATGACATCATTCAGGAAGCATTGCAGGAATATAAAAAACTGCATCCTGAATATGAGTATGAAACCTATATTGGACTGAAAGATGCATTATCAAGATATGGTTCAACAAAAGAAGCTGAATGTTTTGCAGAAGCATTTGCAGAATATTTTGGTGAAGATGAACCAAGGGAATTTGCAACCATATTTGGACATTTGCTTGAACAGAAAATGAAAGGGGTGAAGAAACCATGATGCAGGATGAAACAGATTTATTTGAAAGTGAATATGTTTACATTGGAAAAGATGAAAAATATCACATCAAGGATGAAGCACCTGATGAATTGAAGCAAAGATTCAATGATTTCTTCAATTCACTGGAAACAGAAGAAGATGGACTTGTCAGTCAGGCATAGTTCAAAGAAAAGCACCTGAAAGGGTGCTTTTTTAATGCGTTAAAATATCAGACCTATTGAAAAATCTATGAAGAAGAAAATGTGCAGAGGTGACACAGAAGTAACTTCCTTTCAATAGGTCTGATTTTTATTGACCTGGTGGAAGTCGAAAAAAGACACATTCAACAACAAATCTGATGCTGAAAGAACAGCGAAAACAAACTGAAAGGATGGTTTTGAACATGAAAAGAAAGTTTTTGGAAGACATGGGTTTAGAGAAGGAACAGGTTGACAAGATTCTTGATGAAAACAGTCAGGATATTGGAAAGGCAAAGGGTGATTCTGAAAAGATTCAGAAAGACCTGGATGCAGCAAATGCAGAAGTTGAATCCTTAAAGGGTCAGATTTCTGATAGAGATAAACAGCTTGAAACTTTGAAGAATTCCACAGGTGATGTTGAAGGAATGAAACAGGAAATTGCAAAATTACAGGCTGACAACAAAGCAAAAGATGATGCACATGCTGCTGAAATTAAGCAGCTTAAAATTGATGCTGCAATAGATTCTGCACTGACTGGTGCAAAGGCAAAGAATAACACTGCTGTCAAGGCACTTCTGAAAGACCTGGACAAGGCTGAACTTGCAGAAGATGGCACAATCAAGGGTCTTGCAGAACAGATTGAAGCATTGCAGAAGTCTGATGCTTATTTATTCGACATCACAACCAAAAAGCAGACCCAGGTGAAGGGTGCAAAACCTGGTGAATCAGGAAATGAAGATGGTGACCATGGGGTTGACACATCTAAAATGACCTATTCAGAACTTGCTGCTTATATGGCAGAACACCCTGATGCAAAAATTGATTAAATTTTAAGAAAGGAAAAGGTGAAACAAAATGGCAAAATTTGATTCCAAAAGTTTCAATCCCCAGGCATTCGGTGCTTATGTGAACCGAATTCCTAATGTAACTAAAAACGAACTTGCAAAGAGTGGTGCAGTCGGTTCTAATGAGCAGGCAAAGGCAGCACTTGCAAATCAGACTGGTTCTTTATATGCAAGAATCCCTTACTTTGGCAGAATTGATGGTTCTACCAGTCAGAACAATGATGGTGCAACCAACATCACAAGCACTGGCACAACCACATATGAGCAGGGATTCATTGTGGCAAGCAGAATGGATTCTTGGACTGAAAGAAGTTTCAGCAAGAACATCACAGCAGGTGTTGACTTCATGGATAATGTTGCAGCACAGATTGCTGATTACAAGATGGATGTCAGACAGGCAATGCTGCTTGCAATCTTAAAGGGTGTATTCAGCATGAAGCAGGACACTTCTGTTGCAGGTAAAGCAGCAAAGGAATTTCTTGCAAAGCATGTTTATGACATCACTGTAAAGGGTGCAGAAGCAGGTCTTGTTGGTTCTGCTACTCTTAACAAGGCAATTCAGCAGGCTTGTGGTGATAACAAGAACATCTTCAAACTTGTCATCATGCATAGTGAGGTTGCAACAAACCTTGAAAACATCAAGCTGTTAAAGTACATGACACAGACTGATGGTGATGGTATTGAAAGAGAACTTGCACTTGCAACATGGAATGGAAGACTTGTTCTGATTGATGACAACATGCCTTCTGAAAGTGGTTACTATGCAGCATCTGCAAATGATGAAGGTGCTATGCAGATTAAGGCAAGCGGTGCAACTGGTTCTGCTGAAATCAACCTTGCAGATGTCAAGAAGGGTGCATTCTATCCTGATGGTGCTGCTGCTGACCAGTATGTTGTTGCAGGTGACAAATACACCACATACACCCTTGGTGATGGTGCAATCATCCTTGATGACATTGGTGATGCAGTACCTTATGAAATGAGTAGAGACCCTAAGACAAATGGTGGTCAGGACACACTTTATGTGCGTGATAGATACATTTGCGGTGTTGATGGCATTTCCTTTGAAAAGCCTGCAAGCATCACTGCATCTGCTTCCAACACTGACCTTGCAAATGGTGACAACTGGAACATTATCAATGATGGTACAAAGGCAATTCCACACAAGGCAATTGCAATTGCAAAGATTGTTTCCAGGGGTTAATTGATGAAAGGGTGATGATATGGCACTGACAGATGAAACAAAGCAGTCTATCATCACAGCATTGAACACTTCCAGTCTTGATGAATCCTTCATTGAAGCGGTTTTGAAAAGACTGGATTCCTTTGGTTATGAAATCAAAGAATCTGATGCTTGGATGATTGGTTTTGCAATGCAGAAGGTGGAAAACACCATCAAGAATGAGTGCAATATATCTGAAATCCCTGACGGACTTTTTCACACAGCGGTGGACATGTCTTGCGGTGAATTCCTGTTTGCTAAAAAGCAGACTGGACAGTTGGAAATTGGTGACCTTGATTTAACTGGTGCTATTTCAAGCATCAAGGAAGGTGACACCCAGGTGAACTTTAATGGTGATGAAAGTGATTCTGACAAGGTTGACACCTTGCTGAATTATCTTCTGAACAGTAGAAAGGGGGAATTGGTGTGTTATCGAAAAATCAGGTGGTAAAGGCAAGGAAAGCAATTGAATCCATGTATGATGGTACTTGCACAATTACTGAATATCAGGAATACACCAAGGAAAACAAATCCACAGGACATCATGAAGTGGTGGTTTTGGAAGAGCAACCTTGCAGGTTGTCTTTTTCCAGTTTCCCAAATACAAATCAGACAGACACTGCTGCACAATTGGTTCAGACAATCAAGATTTTCCTTGCACCTGAAATCAGGGTGCAGGCAGGTTCAAAGCTGACTGTCACACAGAATGGTGTGACAACTGAATACAAGTCCAGTGGTGAACCTGCATTGTATCAGACACATCAGGAAATTATGCTTGAACTGTTTAAGGGGTGGGCATAAATGGCAAGAAGCGGAACATTCAACTTCCAGGACTTTGAAAAAATCAAGGACAACCTGGAAAAACTGAACCAGGAACAGGTGGACTTGTTCATTGATGCTTGTGCAAAAGAACTTGCAGCAAGACTTCTTGCAAAAGTCATCAAAAGGACACCTGTTGGTGATTATCCAAACAGTTCAGGGAAAAAAGGTGGCACACTTCGCAGGGGTTGGACTGGTGGAAAGAATTCAAGTGCTGTTGCTTATGCTGATTCATTGACCATTCATCATTTTGGTGATGCTTATGTGATTGAAATTATCAATCCAGTGGAATATGCATCTTATGTTGAATTTGGACATAGGACTGCAAACCACAAAGGTTGGGTCAATGGTCGGTTTATGTTGACAATATCTGAACAGGAAATTCAACAGGCTGCACCTGCAATCATAGAAAAGAAGCTGATGAAGCAGATGGGGGAATTGTTCACATGATAAATAAAATTATTGATGGAATCAGCATTTCCCTGAATGCTGAATTCGGTGATGATTACAAGATTTATACAGAATCCATTGAACAAGGCTTGAAAGAGCCTTGTTTTTCTATTGTTTGTGTGAATCCAACAAATGAATTGTTCAGGGGCAAGAAATATTTCAGGAAGAATCTTTTCTGCATCCAGTATTTCCCTAAAGGGGAAGACAAGCGGTCAGAATGCATGGATGTCCTGGAAAGAATGTTTGATTGCTTGGAAGTCATCAAAGTTGGTGAAGACCTGCAAAGGGGAACATCAATGCATGGTGAAGTGGTTGACCAGGTTCTGAACTTCTTTGTCAACTATGACATGTTTGTCTATAAGGTTGAAAGCACTGATGCAATGGAAACTATGGATTTGACATCAAATGTGGAAAGGTGAAGACATGGCAAAAAGAAATGAAGCATCTGTTCTGAAATTCAGCAAGGAACAGATTGCTGCTTCCAAGAAATACAGTCCTTACAAGGACTTTTTCAATGGTAACTTGAAAACTGGTCAGATGTATTCAGAAGCTGAACTGAATGCACTGATTACAAAGAATTTTAAGAAAGGAACAGGTGAATAAAAATGGCACTTGGTGGTGGTACTTTTTTAACACAGAACAAGGTTCTTCCTGGTGCATATATCAATTTCATTTCTGTTGCAACTGCATCCACTAACATGAGTGATAGAGGATATGCAGCAATGGGTCTTGAACTTGATTGGGGTCAGGAAGGAAAGATTTTTGAAGTCACAAATGGTGATTTTCAGAAGAACAGCATGAAGATTTTTGGTCATTCCTATGGTGATGACTGCATGAAGGGTCTTCGTGACCTGTTCAAGAACATTCAGACTTTATATGCATATCGTCTGAATGGCGGTGGCACAAAGGCAGCAAATACTTTTGCAACTGCACTTTATGGTGGAACAAGGGGAAATGACATCAAGATTGCTGTCCAGGCAAATGTTGATGACAATCAGTTATTTGATGTTCAGACATGGCTTGATGGTGTTCTGATGGACACACAGACAGTCAAGAAAGCATCTGAACTTGTTGCAAATGATTATGTCACATTCAAGGCATCTGCTTCCCTTGCAGTAACAGCTGCAACAGCACTTGCAGGTGGTACAGATGAAACTGCAAACACAGCAGCACATCAGGCATTCCTGGACAAAGTTGAATCTTATCCTTCCATCAATGCAATTGGTTATGTTGGAACAGACACTGCAACAAAAGGACTTTATGCTGCATTTGCTAAAAGAATGCGTGATGAAGTTGGTGTCAAGTTCCAGGCGGTTGTGTATGGTCAGGCTGCTGATTATGAAGGTGTTATCAATGTCAAGAACAAGGTTCTTGATGATGCAAATGAAGCATCCCTTGTTTATTGGGTGACTGGTGTTGCAGCAGGAACTGCTGTCAATGCATCTGCAACAAACAAGATTTATGATGGTGAATTTGACATCAATGTTGATTATACACAGTCACAGCTTGAAGCAGCAATCAAAGCAGGTGAATTCACACTTCATCAGGTTGGTTCTGATGTGCGTGTTCTTACTGACATCAATTCCCTTGTCACTACAACTGCAAACAAGGGTGATGTGTTCAAGGACAATCAGACCATCAGAGTTTGTGACCAAATTGCAACAGACATTGCAAATCTTTTTGTGACCAAATACCTTGGTGTTGTTCCAAATGATGCAAGTGGTAGAACTTCCCTTTGGGCAGATATTGTGCAGCATCATGAGAACATGCAGAGCATCAGAGCAATTGAGAACTTCACAGATGAAGATGTGACTGTTGACCAAGGTGAAACAAAGAAGTCTGTTGTGGTTACTGACAACATCACTGTTGTGAACACTATGGAAAAACTGTATATGACAGTTTATGTGGCATAAGGAAGGGGTGAATCAGAATGTCAAACATTACCATGAAAGCAAAGGATTCTTTGTCTGCAAAGTTAGCTGAATGTTATGTGACAATCAGTGGCAGAAGATACAACTTCATGCAGGCAATCAACTTTGAAGCAAACTTTGAAAGAACCAAGACTGAAATCCCTATTCTTGGAAAGACTGGAATGGGTAACAAGTCAACTGGTTGGAAGGGAACTGGTTCTGCAACCTTCCATTACAACACCAGTATTTTCAGGGAAATGATGCAGAGATACAAAGACACAGGTGAAGATGTGTACTTTGAAATTCAGGTCACAAATGAAGACCCAACATCTGATGCAGGAAGACAGACAGTTGTCTTCATGGACTGCAACATTGATGGTGGTATTCTTGCCAAGTTTGATGCAGATGGTGAGTATCTTGATGAAGATATGGATTTCACATTTGAGGACTTTAAGATGCCTGAAAAGTTCAATCTGCTTGCAGGAATGTAATTTCAAACAAAATCCAAGGATGCAGTCAGATTTTTCTGACTGCATTTTTCTTGGTATCTAAAACAATATTGAAAGGATGGGTGAAAATACCATGTCAAATTTAAGTTTATTTTTAAAGAAAAACAAAAAGGTGAAGGAAAATGTGAAGTTTCCTGCAACAAAGTCACTTTGTGATGAAAAGGGAAATCCCCTTGAATGGGAAATCAAACCTTTAACAACCAGGGAATCTGATGACATCAGGGAAGCCTGCACCATTGAAATTCCTGTCAAGGGAAAGCCAAACATGTTCAGACAGAAGGTCAATTCTTCCAAGTTTGGTGCAAAGATGCTTGCATCTTCCATTGTATTTCCTGACCTTTACAATGCAGAACTTCAAGATTCTTATGGTGTTTCCACACCTGAAGACTTGGTTCGTGAAATGATTGATGACCCTGGTGAATATAACAAGTTCCTTGCTTATGTTCAGGAATTCAATGGTTTTGACAGTAACATGGAAGACAAGGTTGAAGAAGCAAAAAACTAATACTGGAAGGTGATGGTGATGCAAATTATGCACATTATGCTTTGCAAAAATTGCACATTTTACCTTCCCAGTTTGTGGGTCTTGACCCATACGAAAAAGCATTTGTTATTGCTTCGATAGATTTAAGAATAGAAAACGAAAAGAAACAAGCAAAGGCAGCAAAGAAAAAAGCCAAATAATCAGGGAAAGGAGTGATTCAAAATGGCAAGTATTTCTGCATCAGTTGAACTTTATGACAGAATGTCTGCACCACTTATGTCCATCATGAATGCAATGAACATGACCATTTCTTCCATGCGTGACATGCAGTCAACAATGGGAACAGACATGGACACTTCTTCCCTGGATGCTGCCACACAAGCAGCAAATCAGGCACAGGCAGCAATGGAAGCATTGAACCAGTCAATGCACACTGGTGGTCAGACACCAAGCACAGGCGGTTCAGAGCCTACACCAACACCTTCAACTGACCCTGTTCAAGTTCCTGTTGAATGGGTGACAAATGATTTGGATATCTTTTCCAACAGTGGAATTGACAGATTTGAACAGGAAGTCACAGCAACAAATCAGATTCTGACAACACTTTCTGACAGACAGAATCAGATTGCACAGAATGCAGCAGGAACTGACATCTTTTCAGACAGTGCAATGCAGGACATCAATTCCATGGGTCAAAGAATCCAGGCGGTTCAGCAAAGGATTCAGCAGATTGAAAACAATCCAGTGAACCTTGGAACAGACACTGCAAATGCAGAACTGGAACAATTAAGGTCACAGTTGAATCAGGCATTGCAGGCACAGGAAGCATTGAATCAGGCGGTTGACAACATGGATGTATCTGCTGCAAATGCTGCATACAATCAGTTGTCAAGTACAGTAGCAAGCACTGAAAGATATATCAGGGATAATGCAGATGCACAGGGAAATTTGAATCAGCAGATTCAGGCAGGTGTGAACACATCAAATGAATTGGTTGATACAGTCAAAAGACTGGCACTTGCATATTTGTCCATGCAAAGTGTTCAGAAGGTTCTTGATGTGTCTGATGAACTGACAATGACAACTGCAAGACTTGACCAAATGAATCAGGCATTCAATGAAATCAATGGAACTGCAATAGAAACAGACACCATTGTGAAACAGATTTATGCATCTGCACAGAATGCAAGGGGTTCTTTTGGTGACATGGCAGCAGTTGTTGCAAAGTTCGGAAACAATGCAAGGGATGCTTTTGCAAGTCAGGATGAAGTTATTGCATTTGCAAACCTGATTCAGAAACAGATGACCATTGCAGGTGCATCCACACAGGAAGCATCAAATGCAATGTTGCAGTTGTCACAGGCTTTGGGTTCAGGTGTGTTGCGTGGTGATGAATTGAATTCCATTTTTGAGCAAGCACCAAACCTGATTCAGTCTATTGCTGATTATCTTGATGTTCCTATTGGAAAAATCAGGGAAATGGCACAGGATGGACAGTTGACAGCGGACACTGTAAAGGCTGCAATCTTTTCCAGTGCTGATGACATCAATGCAAAGTTTGAAGCAATGCCTATGACTTGGGGTCAGGTATGGACTTCATTTCAGAACGGTGCATTGATGGCATTTCAACCAGTCCTGGGCAAAGTGAATGAACTTGCAAACAATGACCAGTTCCAGGGATTTGTGGAAAATGCAATTGGACTGTTGGCACAGCTTGCGGTTTATGTGTTGGATTTCTTCAATACACTTGCAAGCATTGGTGCATTCATCAGTGACAATTGGTCAATCATTGCACCTATTGTCTATGGTGTAATTGCAGCACTGATTGCTTATGCAACAATTTCAGGAATCGTTGCAGCGGTCAATGGTGTCATGGCACTTTCAGCAAGTGTTCATGCAGCAGCGGAAGCAATGCAGGCAGGGGCAACCTTTACTGCAACAGCTGCACAGTATGGTCTGAATGCTGCTTTGATGGCATGTCCTTTGACCTGGATAATTCTTCTTATTATTGCAGTCATTGCTGCTATTTTTGCGGTATGTAATGCAATCGCAAAGATGACAGGTGTTGCAAACAGCGGTTTTGGTGTCATTACTGGTGGAATCAATGTTGTGATTCAGTTCTTCAAGAACTTGGGTCTTTCTGTTGCAAACATTGCCCTTGGAATTGGAAATGCAATTGCAGCACTGGCATCCAACATGATGACAGCTTTTCACAATGCAATCTGTTCTGTTCAGTCATGGTTTTACAACCTGTTAAGCACAGCACTTTCAGTCATTGAAGGTATTTGTGCAGCACTGAACAAACTTCCTTTTGTTGAATTTGATTATTCAGGAATCAGCAGTGCAGCAGATGACTATGCATCAAAGGCAGCAGAAGCAGCAGGAAATAAAGAAGATTACAAATCCATTGGTGATGCATTCAATGAAGGAATGTCCACCTTTGACACATTCCAGGATGGATGTGCAGCGGATGCATTCAATGCAGGTGCATCTTGGGGTAATGGTGTTGCTGACAAGGTTTCAGGAATGTTCAGCATGGACAACATTGACCTGACAGGCGGTGTTGATACATCCATGTTGTCAAATGATTTTGCAAATAATGCAGCACAAACAGCAGCAAACACTGCTGACACAGCAGACAGTGCAGGAAGGATTGCAGACAGTGTGGATATTTCCAAAGAAAATCTGAAATATCTTCGTGATATTGCAGAAACAGAAGCAATCAACAGATTCACAACTGCTGAAATTGAAGTAACTATGAACAACAACAATACTGTTTCAAGTGATATGGACATTGATGGAATGGTTGACCATTTATCAGCAGGTGTTCTTGAAGCTATGGAACAGGCAGCGGAAGGGGTGCATTAAACTATGGCATATTATTTCTATCTTGGAAAAACATTGCTTCCAGTTGCACCACAGAAGCTGCAACTGAAAATTAAGGGTGTAAATAAAACTTACACCCTTATCAATGATGGTGAAATCAATGTCCTGAAAACACCTGGTTTGACGGACATTGAATTTGATGCTTTGCTTCCAAATGTGAAATATCCTTTTGCAGTCTACAAAAACGGATTCACAAGGGCAAAATCATTTTTAGAAGTATTAAAAAATTACAAGCAGGACAAGAAAACCTTTCAGTTCATTGTCACAAGAACACTTCCAAATGGAAAGATGCTTTTTGATACAAACATGAAGGTTTCCTTGGAATCTTACACCATCAAAGAAGATGCAAAAAACTATGGAATGGATGTTATGGTCACAATCAAGTTGAAACAGTACAGAGATTATGCAACCAAGACATGCAACATCAAGTTTGCATCTTCTAAACCAAAGATTGTTCCACAGCCTGTCAGGGTAGCAGAAAACCCACCAAAGCCTGCAAATCAGACTTACACAGTTGTCAGGGGTGACTGCTTATGGAACATTGCAAAGAAGTATTATGGGAATGGTTCAAAATATACTGTTATTTACAATGCAAACAGGGATAAAATCAAGAATCCAAATCTGATATATCCTGGACAGGTTTTGACCATTCCTGCTGCATAAGGGGGTGAACACATGACTGCTGAACTGTTGATTCAGAATGGCAACAAGGTGTTCATCCCTGTTGTGCAAGAAGATATTCAGTGGACAACTGAAAGAAAGGGCAATCCAGGGAAACTGACATTCAAGGTTCACCTGGATGATGTCCTTGATATTACAGAAGGAAATGCAGTCAGACTGAAATGGAATGGTGCAAACATTTTTTATGGTTTCATCTTTTCAAAGAAGATGGACAAAGAAAGAATCATCACAGTCACTGCATATGACCAGTTGCGATATTTGAAAAACAAAGACACCTATGTTTATAAAAACAAAACAGCAGGTGAAGTCATTCAGATGATTTGTGCAGACTTTCAAATGCAAACAGGAAGCATTGAAGACACAGGATTCAAGATTGCATCTATGGTGGAAGACAATCAAACATTGTTTGACATCATTCAGAATGCCTTGGATGCTACAATGGAAAATCAGAAATACATGTATGTTATGTATGATGATTTTGGAAAAGTCACCCTGAAAGGTTTGGACAACATGCGTTTGAATCTTCTGATTGATGAAGAAACTGGACAGAATTTTGATTATACATCCAGTATTGATGAAAACACCTATAACAGAATTAAGTTGGTATATGACAATGAAGACAGCGGTCAAAGGGATGTGTATATTTCCCAAGATTCAAACAATATCAACAATTGGGGTGTTTTACAGTATTATGACACATTACAGAAAGGGGAAAATGGTCAAGCAAAGGTTGATGCATTGTTATCCCTTTACAACAAGAAAACAAGGAAATTGACAATCAAAAATGCCCTTGGTGATACAAGGGTCAGGGCAGGTTCAATGGTGGTGGTCATCATGGATTTGGGTGATGTGAAGTTGAAAAACCTGATGCTTGTTGAAAAATGTGTCCACACTTTCAAACTGGATGAACACACAATGGAATTAAAATTGAGAGGTGGTGAATTCGTTGCCTGATTATGCAGAATTATTGAATACTATCAAACAAGCTGCAACAGAAGCAGTTGATGCAGGAAAACCTGTTCAGGTGTGCTTTGGAAAGGTGATAAATTCTTCACCACTTCAAATATTGGTTGACCAAAAGATGACCCTTGATTCTTCATTCCTGGTTCTGACAAGGAATGTGACGGACTTCACCACAATGGTGACAGTACAGTGGGAATCAGAAGCATCTTTGACCACTCACACCCACACTGTCAAAGGCAAGGACAGCAACAGTGATGACATTGATTTGACATCAGGTGCAACAAAGCTGACCCATACACATGACATTGAAGGAACAAAGCAGATGACCATTCACAATCACCTGGAAAAGGGTGAAGAAGTCATTCTGTTAAGAATGCAAGGTGGTCAGAAATATATTGTTTTAGACAGGATAGGTGGTGGATGACATGATTCCAGGTGTAAATGGAATATTGACAGAAGACTTGGAAGTTGAAAGTCTTCCAAGTAAAAACTATATGATGCACATTGACAGGAACAGAATCAGCGGATTTTGTGACAAGCAGGATGCAGTGAAACAGGCAATATATAAAATCCTGAATACTGAAAGATACCAGTATATCATTTATTCCTGGAATTATGGAATCCAACTTTCTGACCTTTATGGTGAACCAGTCACATATGTGTGTCCTGAATTGGAAAGAAGAATCATTGATGCCCTTTCAGTTGATGACAGAATCCTTTCATGTGAAGGATTTGATTTTGACATCAGTCAGAAGGGAATTGTGGTTGTAACATTCAAAGCAAATACCATTTATGGTGATGTTGATGTGGAAAAGGTGGTGAATATTTAATGTATGAAAATGTAACTTATGAAGACATTCTTCAAAGGATGCTTGACAGAGTTCCTGACAGTATGGACAAAAGGGAAGGGGCAATCATTTATGATGCACTTGCACCTGCTGCTGTTGAATTGCAGTTGATGTATATTGAATTTGACATCATTCTTCAAGAAACTTTTGCTGACACTGCATCCAGGGAATACCTTATCAGAAGGGCAGCAGAAAGGGGAATCATTCCTATTGCTGCAACACATGCAATCCTAAAAGGTGAATTCACACCTTCCACTTTGAACATTCCTATTGGTGCAAGATTTTCTTGTGGAACATTGAACTATGCAGTCACAGAAAAAATTTCTGATGGTGCATACAAACTGGAGTGTGAAACAGAAGGTGAAACAGGAAATGCACAGTTTGGTCAGATGATTCCTATTGACTATATTGAAGGACTTGAAACCTGTTATCTGACAGAACTGTTGATTCCAGGTGAAGATGAAGAAGCAACAGAAGACATCAGAACAAGATATTTTGATACTTTTGACACAAAACCTTTTGGTGGAAATCAAAAAGACTATATTCAAAAGACAAATGCACTTCCTGGTGTTGGAAGCACCAAAGTCACACCAGTGTGGAAGGGTGGTGGAACTGTTCTTCTGACAATCCTGGATTCAAACTTTGATGCAGCATCTTCCACATTAGTGAAATCAGTGCAGGAAGCAATTGACCCTGACCCACAGGGGGAAGGTCTTGGAATTGCACCGATTGACCACATTGTGACAGTAAACACTGCAACAAATGTGAAGGTCAATGTGACAACTTCCCTGACATTTGATGAAGGATATTCTTTCAATACACTGAAAAGCACAATCACAGATACAATCAGTGCATATTTGAAGGAAATCAGAAGTCAGTGGGCAAACTATTCACAGTCAGTTGTCAGAATCAGTCAGATTGAAACAAGACTTCTTGGAATCAAGGGAATTGTGGATATTTCAAACACCAAAATCAATGGTACTGCAAACAATCTGACACTTGATAAATATGAAATTCCAGTGATGGGCGGTGTTAGTGGATGATTAGAGATGTGAAACTTCTTGGACATCTTCCACCATTCATTCAGGAATACCTGGAAATCAGGGAAATCATGAAAACTGAAAACCCTGAATTTCAGTTGGTGGAAGATGAATCAGAAATAATTAAAAACAACCAGTTCATTCAGTCATGCAATCTGACAGGAATCAGCAAGTTTGAAAAGCTGATTGGAATTGTTCCATCTGCTGATGACACCCTGGAATCAAGAATCAACAGAGTGTTAGTCAGATGGAATGACACTGTTCCTTATACTTGGAAGACTTTGCTGAATAAACTGGACACTTTGTGTGGTGGTTCTGATAATTATGAAATCATCAGGAAACTGGATGAACACAAATTGGAAATCACAACACATTTGGATTTGTATGGTCAAGTTGAAGGACTTGACTATTTTTTATCTTACATGTTGCCTGCATCAATGGTTCTTGATGCAAAAAACAAGCTGTTCATTGACTTGAATGCAACAGCAAGGGTGGCAGCAGGAATTGTCAATTGTGAAACATTTGAACTGTCAGATTCCTTCAAGAAGAACCTGGACATCCAGGGAACATCCATCTTTGGTGGTGGAATTGTTGAAGGATATATGACCACATTGTCTGATGCATTCAAAAAGGGAATGTCCATTGATTCAGGGGCATCCTTTGCAGGTGGTGTTGTCGGTGCAGTGGTTGTTGAAATTTCAGACAGCTTCAAAGAATCAATAGATGTCAGTGGTCACACAGTAATGACAGCAGGTGTTTCAATTACTGAATCAAACTAAATATGAAAGGTAGGAAAAAGAAATGTCAGAATTTAGACAGCTTATTATCACAAACAAAGGACAGTCTTTAATGGCAAAACTTATTGCAGGAAAAGCAAATGTGACATTCACAAAGGTTGCAGCATCTGCCACAACTTACAATGATTCACAGATTCCTGCACTGACTGCACTGTCCAACATCAAACAGCAGGTTGCTGTTTCCAAAGTCACAAGAATCAATTCTGTTGCAGTTCAGGTTGATGCCGCAATGGAAAACAGTGCGTTGACAACTGGATATTATATGAATTCCATTGGTCTTTATGCAAATGACCCTGATGATGGTGAAATCCTTTATGCAGTTGCAGGTGCAAATGTGGGGGCATATATGCCACCTTATAATGGAATCACTGTCAGTGGTGCATATCTGAAACTTGTGACCACAGTTTCAAATGCAAGCAATGTTTCCATGACTGTTGACCCTGCTGCTGTTGCAACAGTGGGTGACATCAATGCATTGCAGGCAGAAATCACAGACATCCAGTCCTATATTGGATATACGGATGCAGACATCTATGGTGTTGAAGTTGACTTCAAGAACAAGAAATTCACAAGACTTGCAGGTGCAGTTGGAAAGACACCTGGTGATGCTTTTGATGGTGTCAAGGCTTTTGGTGGCAGAAGAAGATGCAATGTCACTGATGAAGGAAAGGTTGTTGCATATTTTGGTGATGCAGGATATTCAGAAACTGGTGTCCTGACTTCTGCAATCACAAAGGGTGAAGGTGATAACATCAGAACATATGCAGCAGGAACAAAGGTGCAGGTCATGGTTGAACAGCCAAAGTTCTATTACAAGGTTGTTCCACTTGAACTTGAAAAGATTCAGGGTGGCAAAGGCTTCCACATGAGAAAGGCAAGATATTATGTATCTGACACCATGAAAGCAGGCTTCAAACTTCATCCTGCATTCATCAAGGATGGAAAGGAAAAGAACTTTATTTATCTTTCTGCATATGAAGGATGTACTTATGACACATCTGCTTCTGCATACAAACTGAATGATGCACAGGATGTTGACTGGACAAATGATGTTCTTGCATCCATTGCAAATGCAAAGCCTACATCAGGACTGACACAGAGCGGTGCAACAAGAAATGGATTCAGAACCATTGCTGCAAAAAGGGGTTCAGGTTGGTCACAGCAGACAATTCAGTCTGTTGCAGCAACACAGATTCTTTTCCTTGTTGAATATGCTTCTTTCAACATTCAGGAAAAACTTGGTGCAGGTGTAACAACCAAGACTGATGATGGTGCAACATCCATGACAGAAATCACTGGTGCAACCACTACACTTGGAAACAAGAGTGGTCAGGTCATCAATACAAATGGTTATTCTGTTGTTGCATATCGTGGTGAAGAAAATCCTTTTGGAAACCTTTGGAAATGGGTTGATGGTATCAACACCAACAATGGAAGTACATTTGCAGCAGGTGACACTGGAACAATTTATGTTGCAGACCATGGATTCAAGGACAACAGCGGTGATGCACCATATCATGAAGTTGGATTCAGTTCTGTATATCTTACACGGTCTTATATTTCAGCATTTGGATATGCAGAAGATGATGACTGGTTATTCTATCCGACAGAAGGAAAAGGAAACAGTTCCCTTCCAGTTGGTGACTGCGGTCAGGTATTAAACCCTGGTTGGAGGGTCGCTGGATTGGGTGCGAGTTGGGCTTATGGTTCTAGTTCGGGGTTGTTCGGTCTGTATGTGTATAATGATTCGGGTACTCGGTATCGTGGTATCGGCGGTCGCTTGCTGTATGTACCTGATGACACAGATGCACCTGCTGCATAATCGAACAATAAACCATTGAAATATATGGGCAATAAAAAAGCTGTTATCTACCATAAAAGATGAAAAAATCATTCAAGTCACTAAATTAGGTACGAATTGGAATAATGGTTCTAATTCAAGGTTGTTCTATCTGAATGTGAATAATGATTCAGGTAATCGGAATCGTAATATCAGCGGTCACTTACTAAATGCATTTATGATGAAGCAGGGAAATGAACAATCCCTGCTTCTTCCAGTGATATGATTGCCCTGCCACTTGGCAAAATATAAAAAATCATTTGAACTGTTTTGGTAAATCCTGCAAAGGAAGTTGAAGAATCAGTTTGAAGTGCATACAAAGGAAATGTCATGAAAAGAATAGGAAACCTTTATTCAAAAATTTGTGACATGGAAAACTTGAAACTTGCACATCAGAATGCACGAAAAGGGAAAGGATGGTATCAGGAAGTCAGAATGGTTGATGAAGACCCTGAAAAATATTTGGGGCAACTTCAAGAAATGTTGTTGAATAAGACTTACAACACATCAGAATATGTGACTTTCATCAAGCACGATTCAGGAAAGGATAGAGAAATCTTCAAACTTCCATATTTTCCTGACAGGATTTGTCAATGGGCAATCCTGCAAGTGATTGAACCATATTTGGTGAAGAATTTTATCAAGAATACTTATTCAGCAATCCCTGGAAGGGGAATTCATCTTGCACTTCATGATATTGACCAAGCTGTTCAGCATGATGTTCCTGGAACACAGTATTGCTTGAAGATTGATGCAAGAAAATATTATCCTTCCATCAATCACGATATTTTGAAAAAGAAATATAGAAGACTGTTCAAAGATGATGACCTTCTTTGGTTGTTAGATGAAATCATAGATTCCACACCAGGTGACACAGGGATTCCCATTGGTAACTATTTATCACAGTACAGTGGGAATTTTTATTTGTCATCATTTGACCATTGGATGAAAGAAGTCAAGCATGTGAAATATTATTACAGATACATGGATGACATTGTTATTCTTGGGTCTGATAAGAAAGAACTTCACAAACTGCTTCTTGAAATCAAGGAATATTTCAGGAAGGAATTGAAGCTGACAGTCAAAGACAACTGGCAGGTGTTTCCAACATTTGTCAGGGGAATTGATTTTGTTGGGTATAGAACATTTTTGAATTATAAACTTTTGAGAAAATCAACCTGCAAACAGATGAAACGCAAAATGAACCGACTTCATAAGAAGGTGATTGATAACAACCAACTGATGAATTATTCAGAATGGTGTGCAATCAATTCCTATAAAGGATGGTTGATTCATTGTGATTCTTTCAGGTTGTCGAAAAAGTACATTGAACCATTAGAACCTTATGCAAAAGCATATTATGAATATCAAATCAAGAAAGGTGGAAAAGCAGCATGAAAGATTTTGGAAAAACAAGAAGCACAGTGAAGCCTGATGCAGTGGTCATTGATGAACATTCTGTTTGGGTTCACACAGACATTCAGGAAGTACATGAAAGCATGGGTGAAAACCAGTCCTTTGATGGTTATGAATTCAACATGACCCAGTATGAAAAGGATGAATACATCCTGATGATGTCTGAAAAGAATGTATCACTTGAAAAGCAGGTCACAGACACACAGCTTGCACTTTGTGAAATGTATGAAATGCTTGGATAAGGAAGGGGTGAATCAATATGGCACAGATTTATGCAGACCTTATCAAGAAAGGCTTGAAGACAATTGATGATGTACCTGCAAAGTTAAAGGATGCAGTTCAGGCAATCCTTGATGCAGATGTTTAATCACATCATAAATAAAATCAGAAAGGTGGTGGCAACCATGGCAGTTGTATATGCAACTTTAATCATCAAGGGCAAGAAGACTTTTGCAGATGTTCCTGACAGAATCAAGGAACAGGTGAAGCAGGTACTTATTGACCTTGATTGTGGTGACCTTGCAGAGTAACCACAAAACACATCACAGAAGGGAATCCCTGAAATATGGGATTCCCTATTTTTATGAAAGGAAATGGTGAAGTATATGAAAGAAGTAATTCTTGGAATTGTGGGTGCAATTGGTTCAGCAATTGCATCCTTTTTTGGTGGTTGGGATGCAGGTCTTACCACTCTTTTAATTTTTATGGCGGTTGACTATATATCAGGACTGATTGTTGCAGGTGTATTTCACAAAAGCAACAAGACTGACACTGGTTCACTGGAAAGCAAGACATGTTGGAAGGGTCTTTGCAGAAAGTGCATGACACTGATTTTTGTTCTTATTGCATACAGACTTGATTTGGTTATTGGCGCAAATTACATCAGGGATGCAGTCATCATTGCATTCATTGGAAATGAACTGATTTCCCTTGTTGAAAATGCAGGTCTGATGGGTGTTCCCCTTCCTGCTGTTATCACCAAAGCAATTGACATTTTACAGAAGAAAGCAGAAAAGGATGGTGAATAATTATGGGATATTCAAATAGTCCACTTGTGTGTTACACTGGTTTAAGTCCAAACCATTCAGGACAGAGAACACACAGCATTGACAGAATCACACCACATTGTGTGGTTGGTCAGTTATCTTGCGAAACAATTTGTGCTTGCTTCCCACAGGGAAGAAATGCATCCTGCAATTATGGAATTGGTTCAGATGGAAGGATTTCACTTTGTGTTGAGGAAAAGAACAGGTCTTGGTGTTCTTCCAGTAACGCAAATGACCAAAGGGCAGTGACCATTGAATGTGCATCTGATAAGACAGAACCATATGCAATGACTGATGCTGTTTATCAGTCACTTATCAAGTTATGTGTGGACATCTGCAAGAGAAATGGAAAGACCAAACTTCTTTGGTTCGGTGACAAGGACAAGTCCTTAAATTATGAACCTGCATCTGATGAAATGGTCATCACTGTTCACAGATGGTTTGCAAATAAGTCTTGTCCTGGTGACTGGTTATATTCAAGACTTGGTGACCTTGCAGCAAAAGTCACTGCACAGCTTGGTGGAAGCACTGGAACATCTGACAGCGGTGTTCTTTATCGTGTCCAGGTTGGTGCATATTCTATCAAGGTAAATGCTGATGCACAGCTTGCAAGGGTGAAAGAAGCAGGATTTGACACATACATGATTCAGGTTGATGGAATGTATAAAATTCAGGTTGGTGCATATAGCAAGAAAGAAAATGCTGATGCTATGCTTGCAAAAATCAAGGCAGCAGGCTTTGATGCATTCATTTCAACCAAAGGTGGACAGGCGGTGTCTGTATCTACACCAGTGAAGAAGACCATTCAGGTTGGAAGCACTGTCAGAGTGAATCAGGGTGCAAAGACTTATTCAGGCGGTGGACTTGCTTCATTTGTCTATAAGAGAAATCACAAGGTGTCACAGTTACAGGGTGACAGGGCGGTCATCACCTATGAAGGAACTGTTGTTGCAGCAGTGCATGTTTCAGACCTGACACTTGTGTGATGGTCTGCATTGGTTTCCATTAGAAACCTGTTAGTAACAAAGTACCTTGAAAGGTGCATAAAATAAGGGTTCGGAATTATCCATTAGTTAATTTATCCCCTTTGACAGTTGTTGTTACAGTAACTGTCGCACCTGCTTTTACTGTAGTTGCACTTGTTTTTGTTTCTACAGTAACATCGGAAGAAGCATCCTTCTGTGCACTCTTTGTCACGTCTTCTGAATCTTCTGTTACCTCAACCTCTGCTGCTGTCTCAACCTCTTCTGTTGTTTCAACGTTTAAAGCTTCTGTTGCCGCATCCCCAGCTTCAACATTTGCTACCGGCTCTGCAAATGCTGTAACGCCGTTACCAGTTACCGCTAACGTTGCAGCCATCATTAAGGCTGTTACTTGTTTTGCCCTCATTTTTTTTCCTCACTTTCCATGTGTGTGTGTTCTTCATATGCACGTATTTTCACAGAAAATACATTATGTCTTTATGCATTTAAGACATAACCTTTCTACATATGAGTTTAGTAACATAATACAATATTATGTTGTGGATTGTCAACACTTTTTCAGACAAATTTTTTT